GAATGATTCTCATATTATACGTACTATTATGAGATTAAATTATGATCCATTCCTTAAAATGGATCTACCAGAAGGCGAACCGCCATTTAAGAAAATACTCGAACGACCTGCTGGTTATTCTGAATCTAATCTTAATACAGAATATAGACGGTTCTATATTTGGTTAACACCACAGCCTACTCTACCAAAGCTTAAAAAAGAAGCTCTATTCGTAACTATGTTAGAATCGTTACATTGGAGTGAAGCGGAGGTATTGCTTAGCGCTAAGGATCGTAAACTTCATAAGAAATATAAAAGTCTTACTGAGGATATGATTCGCCAGGCTTATCCAAATACTATTACACCGCGTGATAAGTTCCCCGAGGGCTTTGACGCCCCTTTAGTTTAAAATCTCTCTGGAAGAAATTTACTACGCCACGTAAAGTAACTATTCCGTGGCTAGTAAGTTCGTCTATACCTGATTCAGAGAGATTCTATAACGTAAAGCAGGTATCAGCTCGACGTAACTCTTGATTTATAACTTGGTTTATTATATAATAATAAAACTAAGGAGATTATATGACTACTATTGTTTATAACGCTATTCGTACCCCTGACGGTACGGTACTTGAATCTACCCATAGGCATGACTATAAAGTCTATATGGATAAGAATGGTAAAGAGTATATGGTAGACGGTGGGTTAGATTATCTGCGACGTAATGTTCATGATGATGCACCCTATGAGGAGTTGAGTGTTAATGCTGATCAAGATCATTTAACTATACGGGAAGTACTTAAATGGGGTACGTATGGTAAGAACGGCGATCAGCCTAAGAGATTAATTATAATTAAAGATATGAGTACAGAGCATATTCAGGCTTGCTTAGATACTATTCTTAGTATTCACCCTATATGGGAAAAAGCTTTTAATGACGAACTTAAATTAAGAGGTGTTGTATGATGATATATGGTAATACTACGTCTAAGTTTAAACCTAAGCAGAAGTCTAAAGCTGAGCGAGAAGAGTATGATGCTTGGTGCAAAAAGCATGGTATTAAAGCGGTTGGTAAAACTAAGAAGCAGACTGTTAGAGTACTTGATAGCCCAGTATTAGTAACTAAGCCTATTCATAGAGAGACTATACGCTATCCTAGTTTAGATACCGGTCATACTGGTGCGGTAAATATGGGTAAGCAGAGGCAAGTGTATACTGGGGATAAGATAATCGGTATTGCTACTATGCATAAGTCTAATTTGGTTCCTATCTTTAATGATGAGAGTGCAGTAGAAGTATCCCGTATGAGACGATAATTTTTTTAACTACATGAGGTATAATATGAGTCTTCCTTCAGACCCAGCAGCGCGTAAAGCAATCAAAAAATGTATGGATGAACTATCTGCATCCATGGCCCGAACACAAGGTGAGCGAGATTTTATTAAGGAAGCAATTAATAATATTTGTGAGGAATATGAGCTTAGTAAAAAAACGTTTCGACGTCTAGCTGTTACATATCACAAGCAGAATTTCTCTAAAGAAGTAGCCGATCATGAAGAATTTGAAACTATGTATGAACAGCTTACCGGTGAAACCACCCTAGGTAATAATGCGTAGTACATACATATTAGAACATAAAACGGTAGATAAATTAGGCCGTTTTAAAAAAGCCGTACATGTTGGTGCCTTTAAAACTTTAGATGCTGTGGAAGCAGCTAAAAAATCTATACTAGATAAGACTCCAGCTGCTACTTTTGAGATATATATTAGTGACCATATCTTATTTGAGTAACGTATGAATATATTTTATTTAAGTAATAATCCAACCGAATGTGCGCAACAGCATGTTGATAAGCATGTAGTTAAAATGATCCTGGAGTATGGGCAGCTAATGTCTACTGCACATAGAGTACTGGATGGCCAGCCATACTATGGTAAAACCAAAAATAATCGTAACATACAAAGATGGTTACTACCTGATTATCGGGAAGAAATAATGTGGAAAGCTTCTCACTTCAACCATCCATCTGGTATCTGGGTGAGACAGTCCTTGGATCATTATACCTGGTTGTACAGCTTATGGTTGGAAATGCTTAAGGAATATACTTTTCGGTATAATAAAAAGCACTCAGCTGAAAGAATGAAAGCACTATTTAGTAAGCCTCCTGATAACATACCGCATAAGGGTTGGTTATCCGAGCCAACTCCAGCGATGCCTGATACTTATAAAGTCTCTAATTCTATTCAAAGCTATCGCAATTATTATATGGGCGATAAAAAGTCTTTTGCGTCGTGGAAGAATAGAGATACCCCAACCTGGTTTATATAAATAACTAGATGCCAACATATACGTTTCTTAATAACAAAACCAACGAAGTAGAGAAGCACACATTTCGTGTTTCAGAATACGATGCGTTCCTAGAGAATAATAAACAGCTAGAACGCTATCATGAACCGGGCTATGCTGCAGCAATGGGAGACTCTGTAAAATTAGGAATACGTAGACCGGACTCTGGATTTAATGAAGTACTTTCAAAGATTCATGCAGCAAATTATAAAAGTAATTTAGATAGTAAATTATCTAGAAAATGAAGCAAGCAGTAATGTTTATTAAACAACCAAAGGGCTACGTTTCTATGTAGTCCTTTTTTTTCTTCAAAGGGTAACATGTCCAATAAAAGAGTATCTAAGCTCGCAATAGTCCCCGACAACAATGAGAAGCCCGTAGTAAATAGAAACAACACACTTAGATTAAAAATAGACAACCTTAAGACATTTGATCCACTAACACCTAACCAGAAAAAATTCTTTGAAGCTTATAAACGAGGAGATTATTTTATTGCATTACACGGGGTAGCAGGTACCGGTAAATCTTTTATTGCATTATACAAAGCATTAGAAGAAGTGTTAGATAAATCTAACCCATTCAATAAAATTATTATAGTTAGATCAGCGGTTCAGTCTAGAGACATGGGGCACTTACCCGGAGACATCGACGAAAAATTAGATATATATCAACAACCGTATCATCAAATTTGTACTACATTATTTGATAGAAAAGACGCCTATGATCGTCTAGTAGAACAAAATCATATTGAGTTTATATCTACATCGTTTATTAGAGGTATGTCGTTTGATGATGCTATTATTATTGTTGATGAAATGCAGAACATGAATTTTGAAGAAATTGATACGGTAATGACGCGAGTGGGTACTAGATCAAAAATTATATGGTGCGGTGATTATAGACAAACGGATCTACGTAAGAGTAATGATAAGTCAGGTATACTAAAGTTTTTTGATATTGCATACCATATGGGTGCATTTACAAGAATAGAATTTGAAGTAGAGGACATTGTAAGAAGTTCTCTAGTACGCGATTATATTATGGCTAAAATTAAACACGAGGACTTAATAAAAGAATGATTACCCTTACAGAGTCAGCTCAAAATAAAGTTCTTAGTATTTTATCAGAAGAGTCTAACCCAGATATAGCTCTTCGAGTTTTTGTTCAGGGCGGTGGTTGTTCCGGGTTCTCTTATGGGTTTACATTAGATGATATTCAAAATGAAGACGATTTTCAAGTACCTAGTGAAAGATTTAAATTTTTAGTAGATGCTATGTCGATGCAATATCTTGAAGGCGCCTCGGTTGATTATGAGAATACTCTGACCGGAGGCCAATTTAAAATAAATAATCCAAATGCTACTGCTTCATGTGGTTGTGGTAGTAGCTTTACAATAAAGGAGTAAATATGAGTTTTGATTTTAACTTTACGGCAGATCAAGTACGTCAACTTATACCAAGAGCAATTGGTGGTTCTGATTCTTGGTTTGAAAGTCTGGAAGAAGCATTACCTCAGTATGGTATTACTACAGTAAATAGAGTAGCAGCGTTTATTGCTCAGTGTGCTCATGAGTCTGGTGGCTTTTCTACACTAGAAGAAAACTTAAAATATAAAGCAGTTACTTTAACTAAGCTATGGCCTCAACGCTTTCCTGCTGGTATTGCAGAACAATACGCTGGTAATTCCCAAAAAATTGCTAATAAAGCATATGGTGGTAGAATGGGTAATGGAGCAGAAGAGACCGGTGAAGGTTATAAATTTAGAGGCAGAGGGTTACTTCAACTAACCGGTAAGGATAACTATAAGGCTTGCTCACAGGTCTTATTTCAGGATAGTACATTAATTGAAGATCCTGATATGTTACTTGACCCGTATTATGCTACTCATTCAGCCTGTTGGTTCTGGCATAAAAATAAGCTTAATGAGTTAGCAGATGCGCAAGATATTAAAACAATGACTAAAAAAATCAATGGGGGTTTTATTGGTTTAGAAGATCGTATCAAACATTACAATCACGCAGTAGCAGTTCTTTCAGGAAGCCATTAAAAGTAAATTATGTTTAATCATGTAAAGTTAGACCGTGAAGTACCGAAATTGACTCAGTTGAACGAAGATGGTGTTAGACATTACGTAACACCAGAAGGTAATAAGTATCCTTCTATTACAACTGTTTTATCTGAGTATAGTAGGCAAGGTATTATGGAATGGAGGAAGCGGGTAGGCAATGAAGAAGCTAATAGAGTTTCTGGTAAGGCGTCTACTCGCGGTACTAAGTTACATAAGGCTTGCGAGTCATATTTAGACAATATGGAGCCTGTATTTAAAACTCCGTATGAACTAGACTTGTTTAATCGATTCAAAAGTACATTGCACCGTATCGATAATATTCATGCTCAAGAGCTACGAATGTATTCCGACCATTTACGTATCGCAGGTACTGTAGACTGTATAGGGGAATTTGATGGTAAGTTATCTGTTATTGACTTTAAGACAGCAGCAAAGCCAAAGGATAGAAGTTACATCGAAAATTACTTCATGCAATGCTCAGCCTACGCTATTATGTTTGAAGAAAAGTTTGATATCCCTATTTCGCAGATCGTAATTGCAGTTGCTGTGGAAGACGGTGACCCGCAAGTCTTTATCGAGAAAAGAGACACGCATGTTAAACGATTGTTACACTTTCGGGATCTTTATGAACGAAAGAGTGGATTAGTTGTTGCTTAGCCTGTATAATCTATATGTGGGCGGTTGAGATACTGCACTATAAATAGTAATATGATCGTATGAAGTTGAATGAAAAGTATTCTGGACGAGGGTTCGATTCCCTCCATCTCCACCAGAAACATTCTTGTCCATGGAGTTGGGAACGGGCAGATAAACCGTGAGAGTGTTTCTGATGGGGATGACCTGGTCTCGACAGGGTAACAAGTAAAGATATGGACGATTCGGTAGGCGATGACCGTAAATCAAGCAAAATAGTAAATGCAAACGATGAAAAGTTCGCTTTAGCCGCTTAAGGTTAAATGAGGTTTCGCTAGCTGTCCTGACTAATCAATCAGCTAGCACGTTCT